TTCGCGCGTTTGGCGGCCCGCATCGTTGACACCCTCCCGCGCAACCCCGAGCGCTCAACCGCCCTGCGCAAGCTGCTGGAGGCAAAGGACGCGGCGGTGCGTGCGGCTATCTTCCAGGAGGACAACTGACATGGATCACGCAGCTTGGCTCAACCGCGACGACGGCGAGGACGCGCAGAAGGCTTACCAGTACTTCATGCGGCCCGACCCTGAGCAGCGTGAGTTCGTCGGCCCGGCGCAGGAGGAGTACGACCCGCTCACCGGCCGCGTCGCCAAGTTCCGCATCGCCCGCGTCGGCATGGTGAGGAACGCGCCGGAGGACATGATGATTGAGCGGAAGGTATACGTGGGCTTCGATGGCAAGCCCACGCTTCCGCACATCCGGCTGGAGAAGGGCAAGGACCTTCAGGGCTGGTACCAGCCCAAGTACAACGACAAGCAGGGCTCCCGCCCGCGCCCGTGCTTCACAGACGCGATCCTGACTGAGCCCTACGGCGGCTATTGCACCGTGGGCTGCGCCTTCTGCTACGTCAATAGCGGCTTCCGTGGCTACCGGGGCAGCGGCCTCATCAGCGTGCCGGTCAACTACGGCGACCACGTCCGAAAGCAGCTGTCCGGCATGCGCACGAGCGCCGCCGGCTACTTCTCCAGCTTCACTGATCCATTCCTGCCGCTGGAGGACATTTATCACAACACGCAGGCCGGAGCCACGGCCTTCGTCGAGAACGGTCTGCCGATCTTCTTCTTGAGCAGGCTCCACTACCCCGGCTGGGCCATCGACCTGTTGAAGCAGAACAAGTACAGCTATGCCCAGAAGTCGCTCAACACGGGCGACGACGAGGACTGGCAGAAGCTGTCGCCCGGCGCTATCCCCCTGCAGGATCATCTGGACGAGATCGCTGAGCTGAGGCGCCAGGGCATCTACACGTCCATTCAGGTCAACCCGGTTGTGGCGGGCATCACCACCCACGACGACATCCGGCGGCTGTTCGAGCGGCTGGCCGCCGTCGGCAACAACCACGTGATCGTCAAGTTCGTGGAAGCCGGCCATTCCTGGGCCGGAACGATGGTCGAGCGCATGAAGAAGCGTTTCGGCGACAACCGTGCGGCCATGTTCGAGGCCCTGTTCCAGGAGAACAGCGGGGGCGCCCAGAAGACCATCGTAGAGGAGTACCGGCTGGAGGCCCATCGTCTCTACCAATCCTGGGCCACCGAGCTGGGCATGACCTACGCGACGTGCTATGAGTACGCCAAGCGCGACGGCCGGTGGGTGAGCATTGGGGGCGACTTCCTGACCGCTGACCAGTGCCATGGCCACCGGGTCCCGATGTTCACCCGTCGGGAGCTAGATCAGCCTTTCCGCGAGGTTGAGGAGTGCCCGCCGACGGGGTGTCTTGCCTGCGCCGATAACAACGGCGGGAAGCCGCGCTGCGGCTCCGAGCTGTTCGGACAGGCAAAGGCGCTCCGGCTGCCGGACCTGCGGGAGGCGGTGAAATGACCCTCTGGGACATCGTCTGCCTCGTCATCGGTCGCACCATCGTGATCATCCTGGCTGCGACCGTGCTGATGCTGCTCATGACGGCCGCGCTGGGTGTGGGCAGTCTGCTCCAGTGGGCGCTGGCGTCGATGGGCCTGCAGCCCGAGGCGGCCGAGGCTCTTGCCCGGGTGAGCCTTTTCCTCGTGGGGTTGCTCTTCGGGACGATGTTCCTCAAGTACGGACGGGAGTGACGACATGAGTCAACATAAGCGCGACCTGTACATGTTCATCGCGGCCTGTCTAACAATCATCCTGGTGGTGCTCATCGGCGCCGTGACGGAAGCGAAGTCCCACGATCATCGGTGTGACTTCGGGAGCCAGCTCCAGTGCCTCTACGTCCCGCCGGGCTCAATGTAGGAAGGGAGAGACCAATGGATATCAGGACGTTCGGAACACAGCTCATCAGGACTGAGGACCTGGACCCGGTGTATTCTATGTTAGCGGGCGCCACGGGCCGTTATACGCGCGAGCCGGTGGACGCGGCGGCTGCGCCCCCGCCCAGGTACATCACTCAGGATGAGCTGTGTCGCTTCCTCGTCGCCTATTGGTGCTTTTACCATTGCGGAGCATCGGCCTACATCGCGGCGGCCAGCGGGCGGACCTTCTGGCGGATGATGGAGATTGCTGCCGCCAACGAGCTGCCCGCTCCGACCGGCGGACGATGGCCGAGGGCGCACGAGCGCCGGCACTTCCGGGGCCAGAAGGCTGTTGACGCGGTGCGCTGGCTGGCGGACATGTGGCCCCGGCCCGAGGACCTGGTTTTGCACCTCATGGAGGGGAGCGCCGCGCTCGACGACGTGTTGTCCAAGGTCAAGCGTCTGCCGCAGTTCGGCCCGTGGATCGGCTTCAAGATCGCCGACATGCTGGAGCGCGTTCTGGGCAGCAGGATCGTTTTCCCGCCCGACCTTGGCATCATGTACCGCGAGCCAGCGGCGGCTCTGGACATCCTCTCGTCGGAGGACGGCCGGCGGGGTGATGCCCACTGGAACGATCTTCTGGGCTACTTCCGCCAGTTCAAGGCGCCCCCGACGTTCGACCGGCCGTGCGGACCACAGGAGGTTGAGACAATCCTGTGTAAGTGGAAGTCGATGCGCGGTGGCCACTACTATGTCGGAAAGGACATCCGCGAGATCGACGTGGGACTGCAGGTCTGGGGGAACACGGCGCCGCTCGTCAACGTTCTGAGGCTCCACCTGCCGTCCGTTCCCACGCTCGCGGCGGCTTAGTGGTTGACAACCTTCTGCACTTCCGTACCAACTCGCACATACGCTAGTCTCCGGTCCTGGGAGGGAGAATTATGATCATCAACATTCGTGGCACGAACGGGTCCGGCAAGACCACGCTGGCCATGAGGCTCGTCACACCGACGACCCACGACACCGACTGGAACAACCACATCATCACCAGCTACGACGCCGAGACCAAGAAGGGAACGGTCAGGAAATACATCCACGGGACATTCTCCCCGGTCACGGGCGTGCTACTGGTTGGGCGCTACGGCGACGTCAACTGCGGCGGCATGGACAGAGTGCCCACCACGCAGCTGTGCATCGACGCCGTACAGGCGGCGGCTCAGACGCGCAGCATCAATGGCGTCCAGGTCCGAGCGGTGGTCTTCGAGGGCTCACTCATCTCCACTGTGTACGCGACGTGGAGGGAGACTGCGCAGAGGCTGCGCGAGAGCACAGGGCGCCGCTTCCTCTGGACCTACCTACACACCCCGGTGGAGACCTGCATCGAGCGTGTGCGGGCGCGCACCGGCGATAAGGCCCGAACGAAGACCATCGAGGATAAGCACCGCGCCGTCATGGCGACGCGCCGGAAGGCGCTCGACAGCGGCGAGCTCGTCCTGGATGTCCTCGGTGAGAGTGTGGCGGTGGACGCGGCGGCAGTGTTGGCGCGTATCGCGGAGAACGACTGATGCTTAGGATTGCTCCCCTGGCCTACTGGATCAACGAGCGCCATGCCATCTACCTGCGCAAGCAGCATCTCGCCGCACTCCCGGTGCCGGAGTGGGCCAATCCGCGTCGCACCCAGGGAGTGCTGCACGAGTATCGAGCCGACTACCTGACCCACGACCCGATCCTGCGTGAGTACCGCTTCTGCAACGTGTTCCGGGAGCTGGACCGCGTCACGATCTGGATTGATGAGAACATTCGGCGGCCCTTCGCCGACCATCTTGACCTCTGGCTGATGCTGGCGATTGCCCGGACGATCAACTGGCCGCCGACACTGCAGCACCTGATGCAGACCCCGGGCGCGTGGCCGTCCCACGAGGCGTTCGCGCCTGAGAAGTTGGGGGAGGCGCTCGACGCCTACCAGAACCTGGGACACAAGGTCTACACCGGCGCCTACATGATCCGCGCCGAGAGTGACCCGAGAAAGCATTGGTACAGCTGGAGCAAGCAGCGGTACATCGCCGAGGTGGTCATCGGCCGGCTCTGGGAGGATCGCGACGACTGGCGCCGCTTCCTAGACACGCCCCAGACACTCCAGTCTGTGTGGGAGCGCTTCCAGAATGACTTCTACGTCGGCTGGGGGCCCTTCATGGCGTATGAGGTGGTGACGGACATGCGCCACACACGCTATCTCGGACAGGCGCCGGACATCATGACCTGGGCCAACGCCGGGCCTGGTGCTCTGCGCGGCCTCAACCGGCTCCTCGGGGTAGACCCGTCTCAGAGGATGTCTCCGTCGCACGCTGTCGCGCTCATGCAGGACATCCTGGAACGTCTCAACTCTCAGCGGGCCACGTACCACAGCCCGTTCGACCTCGCCATGCGCGAACTGGGCGGCGAGCCCTCTGATGTCCTGGGCCTCCACGTACCGAAGCTGGAGATGAGGGACGTGGAGCACTCGCTATGCGAGGTAGACAAATATCTGAGAGTACTCAACGGCGAGGGTCGTCCGCGAGCCAAGTATGTCCCGGGGAGGGGTTACTGATGAGGCTCAACAGATACAATCCGCGAGCGAGGCTGCAGGGCGATGTGGACGTGGCTGACAACCCCGCCGGATGACGCTTGGGTCTGGGTGGTCATCGGGGCCGCTCTCGCCGCCGTCGGCCTTTGGCGCAACTACAAGTATCGCAGGTGAGACATGTTCGTTAACGAGGTTCGCAACGTCAACTTCGCACTCGCCGGAGGTTTGTCTACTCTGCTTCAGCACGGCGTCGAGCAGTCGAGCCGCAACGGTCCGGTGATCGTCGCGCCGGCGCCGGTGACCACCGTGACCCATCGGCCCGACGAGCGGGTGCTGTCCCTCCCGGGACGCAACGAAAACCCGTTCTTTCACTTCGTTGAGAGCCTGTGGATGCTCGCCGGCCGGAACGATCTGGCGGCGCTCACTCCATACGTCAGCCGCATGGCGCAATTCAGCGACGACGGCGGCAAGACACAGCCGGGAGCCTACGGCCACCGCTGGCGCCGGCACTTCCACCGTGACCAACTGGCCTGGGCAATCCAGAGGCTGCGCAAGGACCCCGACGACCGCCGGGTGGTCATCGGGATGTGGGACCCGAGGACCGACATCGACGCGGCCGACGCGGGTGGCCGGGACGTGCCTTGCAACACGCACGTGTATCTCGGGATGGCCCGAGGCCAGGTCAACATGACTATCTGCTGTCGCTCCAATGACGCGATCTGGGGCGCCCACGGTGCGAACGCGGTCCACTTCTCGGTGCTGCTGGAGTACATCGCCCGTTCCCTTGGGCGTGACGTGGGCTTCATGTACCAGTTCTCAAACAACTATCACGCTTACACCGAGGTCATGGCTGGGATGAGCATCCCCGACCGGCCCGAGGAGGTGGAGCGTCACTGCATGTACAAGCTTGGGCTGGCGAAGCCGTTCCCAATCATGGACGAGATGCCCCACGCCCAGGTCAAGTGGGACGAAGACCTGGCCGTCTTCTGGAAAGAGCCGACGTGGCCGAGGATGCATCACCGCTTCTTCAAGGAGGTGGCGCGCCCGATTGTGATGGCCCACCGGCACTACCGCGACACGCGCGGGGAGGACCGATACACCGGCGCTCTGGAGATCGTTCAGGAGTGTCAGGCCAGTGACTGGAGGATCGCCTGTTCAAGGTGGATCGAGGGAAGGCACCGGGCCTGGGTCAAGGCCCAGGACGACGGGGTTGACTACGGAAGGGGAGAGGACAGTGGAAACGCGCACGCTTGAGAGAGTTCTGAAGATCACCAAGATCGGCCGAGAGAGCGGCGCCGTCCGTCGTGTCCACGTGGCGCCGATCATGGGAGAGTATAACAACGCGATTCACGTGTACAACGTGCTCGTGCTGCTCTGGGCCTTCCGGCCGCAGCTCTGGGCTACCCTTGGCCCGGCTGCTCTGTTCCATGACGCACCCGAGCGCTTCACGGGCGACATCCCGGGGCAGGTCATCGACAACCATCCGGAGTTGGCGTCTGCTCTGAGGGCGATGGACGAGGACATCTGCGCCCGCTTCGGCATCCCCGATGCTCACCAGCTCAGCCCGGAGCACAGGGACGTTCTCAAGGCCCTGGACCGTCTTGAGCTCTGGCTGTGGTGTCTGGAGCAGTACCGGATGGGCAATGAGCAGGCGGAGGAGATCAAGCTGCGCATCGAGGCAGGCTGGCTCAAGAAGCCGTTGCCCCACGACATGCAAGAGTTTGTTGAGTGCGTCCGATGGGTCTGGGCTCGAATGCCCGAGGATGCGGACGAGGCCGACAAGTGGATCAAGGACCACTTCAATCCGGAGGAAGACGATGACTTCGACGCACATTGAACATATTGACCGGGTCGCAGCGGCTGATGTTGCTGCGCTCAGGATCGCTGAACTCCACTACGGATCCAGCTGGAAGCGGCG